CGATTCTTTTAATCCAGAAAAAAACTTTAATTTAGCATTAGAGTACGAACGTCTTGGTCAGTTAGCATCAGCAGCAGGGTTTTATTTGCGGGCTGCAGAGTTTGGTTACAAAACTCATCCACTAATTGCCTACACCTCTTTGTTAAAGATGGCTTCATGCTTTGATCAACAAAAAGATAGAAATGGAACAGTAATAACCAATTTACTTGAAGCCATTGCCTTTTTACCTGGAAGACCAGAAGCATACTTTTTACTATCTAGAATTTATGAAAGAAATAAAAAATGGCACGAGTGCTACACCTTTGCTGAACTAGGGCTTGCTGTTTCAGCATCAGCAGTGAACATGCCTTTGCCAGCATTTGTGGATTATCACGGTTCTTACTGTTTAAAGTTTGAAAAAGCAGTAAGTGGTTGGTGGATAGGAAGAAGAGAAGAAAGTAAAGCCTTGTTTACTTATTTGTTAGATGAATACAGGATGGCCCCTGAATACGTAAATGGATGTTTAAATAATTTAAGGTTATTTGAATGAACTTCCCAAACTGGTTTAAAAATGTAGATGGTTACTTCAGACATGTGCCAAGTGTTCCACTTCGTGCATTGCAGATTGGTACCTACACAGGTGATGCAACTGAATGGCTATTAAAAAACAGAACCATTGAATTCCTAGATGATGTTGATACCTGGGAGGGCAGTGAAGAAACCGCCCATGAATCTTTGGACTTTGTTTCAGTAGAGGCATACTACGACTCAAGATTTGCAGGAGACAGTAGAGTCATAAAGCACAAGATGACCAGTGATCAATTCTTCTCAAATAATACAAAGACATATAACTTCATATACATAGATGGAGACCACACCGCTCTTCAAACCGCTATAGATGGTCTAAATGGCTTTAGACACCTGGAACCAGGTGGGGTAATGGCATTTGATGATTACTGGTGGTATTACGGAGGTAAACCGTACTTAGAGCCTAAACGAGGTGTTGATGCAATTCTGTCAATCTGTGAGGGTGAATACACTCTGATTGAGACTGGCTATCAGGTATGGATTAAGAAGTGTTAGATAAATGTACCTATGAAGTCTTTCATACAGATACTGGAAATACTCTTCGAAATAAATCTTACGCCCATATTTTAGAAACAATGGCTGATATGCCAAGGCTTGGTTCTCCAACTTATTACTTAAATACTAAAGAAAAAGCAGAACAATATCTTTCTCAAAATGATTCTGTAAAAATAAATGTAGTTCAAGATTATGCCCAACCAGGAGAGACTTTTCCACCTAGTTCTGGGGTGGTTGGAGTTTGGGCTAGTAACTATGAGGCTTACAAAGCCTTTTTAAAGACTGATAAAGAATACTTAATTATTTTTGAAGATGACATTACCCTTAGTAAAAATTTCTTTCCAGTGTTAGAAAAATACGTGAATGAACTTCCATATGACTGGGATTTCTTTTCTTTTTTTGTTCCTGATGACTCTCTTTTTGCTTACAACCAAACCCATGACATTGGACAGTTATTTGTATGTAAGTCTTATCAACAATGGTCTTGTGCTGGATACATGGTTAGTAGACAAGGAGCAGAAAAGGCTTTACGCAAAGTAAGAAACCAAGGTGCAGGAGCACCTATAGATTGGTACATTTTTAATTTTAGAATGAAAAAAGAAGAAAACCAACCAATATTTGAAACCTACACATTAAAACCACAAGTTTATAAACCAATTAAGTTTTTATTAGGAGCAGCGCAATACAGCCAAATACATAATGGCAGTACAGAAGTTATTTCTTAGTATCTACCCATAACTTGATTTATTGCAACTTCATCAGTTGCACCGCTGGTTCCTTGAGTTCCTTGTACACCAGTTCCAATGACACCTTGGGTTCCTTGAGTGCCTTGAGCGCCAAGAGTGCCTTGTGTACCCTGCACACCTTGTGTGCCTTGGGTTCCTTGAGTTCCTTGTACGCCCTGAGTACCGTTTGCACCTTGAGTACCTTGTGCGCCAGTTGCACCTTGTGCACCTGTTGCTCCTTGAGCACCAGTAGTTCCCTGTGCACCAGTTGAACCTAATGTGCCTTGTACTCCTTGTGTGCCTTGTGTTCCCTGTACTCCTTGAGCACCAAGTGCACCTTGAGCACCTAGAGTTCCCTGAGTTCCCTGTGCACCAGTGTTTCCTAAAGTTCCTTGGGTTCCTTGCGTGCCTTGAGTTCCCTGGGTTCCTTGTGTGCCTTGAGTTCCCTGTGTACCTTGAATACCTTGATAGTTAAGTTGAGCAACACGGATAACAGCACCAGATGCTGCTGGTACAGGAGAGGATGCGGTTACCGCATTAAGGAAGAGGTTAGTTGAATCGCCGTTCCAATATACTTCATAGTAGTCATTAGCAGTTGCATTTACTTGCCATGTCCACGCAGCGATTATTGGGCTGGTATTTGTTACAACAGAGTCAAATGCAGTAGAGACTGCAGTTGTTCCATTTTTAACAAGCCAAAAGTTTGCTTGCTTGTTTCCTGGGCCTGTTACTGCAAGTTGTCCAGCAAAGTCAATAAGGTAAGTTCCTGTTACTGGCACTGTCACACGAGTAAGGTTTGTGCCATTTGTAACTAAGGTGACACCATTGGCAATATTTGTTGAATCAAACTTAACTGCTTCTCCGCCAGTTGTTGCTGATTGGTCTACAGTTGAGTAGAAAGAACCGTAGTTAGCAATAACGCCGCCAGCGCCAGTAGCACCAGTTGTACCCTGAGTACCAGTACCAGTTGTTTGTGTCCAAAGAATTGGGTCGGTATCAATTTTGATAAATCCACCACTAATAGAACCAGAACCATATTGAATCCATGACTGTCCTGCTTGTGTATTGCCAGAAACTACAAGTACAAAGTCACCGTAACTAACTTCACCAATGCTACTGTCATCATAATCAGATGCACGAGTTAAGGTCCATTTAGAACCAGCAGCACCTTGTGCAGTAACTACATAAATACCATTTTGAGTTGTTGTTGCTTGGTTTTTTACAAGAATACGTTGATTGTTAGTAGCGTTAACTCCGTCAACAACAAGTTGTCCATTGGTAGTAGCAACCAAAGTTGCACCAATACCTGTTCCTCCAGCAGCATCTGTGGAACCAGGTGTGTATGTAGGTGAGTTAGGAAGAACCGCTGCAGTTGCTAAAGCAACTGAGAGGTGAGCGTTATTTATATTTGCTGGGCCCTGTACACCTTGTGTACCTTGAACGCCTTGAACACCTTGAGTTCCCTGTGTACCCTGAGTTCCTTGAGTTCCTTGTGCACCCAAAGTTCCTTGCACACCCTGAGTACCTTGTGCACCCTGTGCACCAAGAGTGCCTTGTACACCCTGAGTTCCTTGAATACCTTGAACACCTTGTGAACCAGTAGTTCCCTGAGTACCTTGAGTTCCCTGTGTACCTTGGGTTCCCTGTGTACCTTGAGTTCCTTGAATTGAAAGACTTTGTACACCTTGGGTTCCCTGTGTACCTTGTGTTCCCTGTGTACCTTGGGTGCCTTGAACGCCTTGTGTGCCTTGTACACCCTGAATACCTTGTACGCCTTGTACGCCTTGTACACCTTGTGTGCCTTGCACACCTTGTGTGCCTTGTGTTCCTTGAATACCTTGAAGTCCACCGTAGGCTAAACCAGCCCAGTCAGAAACTCCATTACCAACTTTAAATTTACCAGTGTCAGTCTCAACACCCATTTCACCAGCAGCAAGGGTCGGATTATTAGAGGTCCATTGAGCCGCAGTACCACGACGTAATTTAATTGTTACTGACATTACATTACTCCTCCACCATCATAGGAAAGTGTATAGGTATCACTACCACCTGCTTCATCTCCGCCTTCTACAATACCTTTGACGGTATCAGATCCCCCTGCTTCATCTCCGCCTTCAAGTATGTTTGCAGAAGGACTAGAAAGAATTTCAAGCCACTGTATTCCATCAAATACGTACACATTTCGTGTATCAGTATTGTAATAGAGATCACCAACATAACGACCAGTAGGCTCTGAACCTACAGCCAGTACGTTAAGTGGTACTAGGGCTCTTTTACTCACTAATTTATGCCTTTACTACTACCCTGTAAGCCTGAGTTGTAACTGGAGCCACTGCAAATCCAATTGTAACTGTGTTATTTGTTACATAAACAACATCTGTTACAACTTCGGCCTTTGTAGTTGTATCCCATACTGTAACTAGGATATCTGTAGTTCCAAGGTTGTGTATAACTGTAAACTGCGTAGTTCCAGTTGCACCATTGTCTGTTGAATCTCCAGTAATGGTATCTGCATATGTTCCAAGTTGACCAGAAGTACCTTGAGCACCTTGTAGACCATCAATACCTTGGATACCATCTGTACCTTGTGTACCTTGTGTACCAGTGGTTCCCTGTACACCTGTAGCACCGTCAAGGTTTACTGTCCAAGAAGCATAGGTTCCTGAACCAATGTAATCCTTGATATCAAATGTTAAGTTACCGTTACCGCCGTTGTAGCCAGTTACAGTTGCATGCATCAAGTTGTAGGCATCGTAAGCAATTACAATGTCTTGACCTACTGAATAACTTAGGCCTGTTTCAACTGTGAATGTAACGTTTGTATCTACTTGAAGTGTGAAAGAATCTGATGCAGTTGTGCGGTAGCGGTCAGAGTGTCCCTCAGTACCTTGGGCGCCATCTGTACCTTGAGTACCTTGGGCTCCATCAGTACCTTGAGTACCTTGGGTACCGTCTGTACCTTGAGTTCCCTGGGTTCCATCAGTACCTTGTGTGCCCTGTGTGCCTTGTGTGCCATCAGTGCCCTGTGTTCCTTGAACACCTTGTGCAGAAAGTAATGTCCAGAACGCTCCTTCTGAAGGAGTATCTCCAACATTGCCACCATGAGCATCAATGCGGTACCAAGTTTGTCCTTCGTAAGTTGCTACATCGCCAATTGCATATGGTAGTCCTGGATTATAGGCACCAGTAAAGTTCCAAAGGGCCGCTGTACCTTGAGTACCCTGAGTTCCATCAGTACCCTGAGTACCCTGAGTTCCGTCTGTTCCCTGAGTACCGTCTGTACCCTGTGTACCCTGTTGTCCGTCAACGCCCTGTGTACCTTGTACACCTTGTTGACCTTCAGTTCCTTGTACACCTTGGGTTCCATCAGTTCCTTGAGTACCTTGAGTTCCTTGGGTTCCCTGTACACCTTGAGTACCGTCAGTACCCTGCGTGCCTTGGGCTCCATCGGTACCTTGAGTTCCTTGTGAACCTGTCGTACCTTGAACACCAGTTGCACCATCAAGGTTTACTGACCAAGAGTCGTAATCTCCAATACCAACGTAATCTTTAATGTCAACATTAAGTTCATTTGTTATTGCAGTGTAAGAAACTACTCTAGCGTGGATAAGGTTTTCAGAGTCAGCAGCAATAACAACATCTTGACCAACTGAGTAACTAAGGTCTGCGTCGTTAAGGACAAAAGTCTGATTTGAATTAGAACCTAGTACATAATCAGTGTAAGAAGTTGTGCGGTAACGGTCTGAATGACCTTCTGTACCTTGAGCACCTTCTGTACCTTGAACGCCTTGTTGACCTTCTGTACCTTGTACACCTTGTTGACCTTCAGTTCCTTGTACACCTTGTGTACCATCGGTACCCTGTGTTCCTTGTGTACCTTGTGTGCCTTGAGTTCCTTGTTGACCCTCTACACCTTGAGTACCTTGTACACCCTGAGTTCCATCGGTTCCTTGAGTACCTTGTTGACCTTCAGTTCCTTGAGTACCATCTGTACCTTGGGCTCCTTGTGTACCGTCAGTACCCTGTGTGCCTTGGGTACCTTGTACGCCTTGAACACCTTGTACGCCTTGAGTACCTTGGGTTCCTTGAGTACCCTGTGTACCGTCAGTACCTTGCGTACCTTGAGCACCAGTATCACCTTTGTCACCAACTCGTGCAAATGTTAGATATGCATTGTCATTGTTGTTAAGTGATAGAGATCCTGAAACAAACGCAACTGGAACTGTAAAGTAATTTCCACCGTTTTCATTATGTAGTCCAACGATTTGGAAGAATGCATAGTTAAGAGGGTTAGTAACATCTGTTACCTTAAACGTACCCTTAATCTGTGAGGTTG